GTCATTGGCATCACCCAGCACCGGCGGCATTGTCATACGAACCCCATACTTTGCACTGGCTTGCTCGGCATACCGCTGGCCTACGCCACTAGCGTCATTGTCGGCAACGATGCAAATGTCAAGCGTAGGGTGTGATTCTTTGAGGATGCCACTAATAGGCACTAGGTTGCTGGCGCTGTAGGCTACGGCGCAGGGCTTGCCTGTCACCTCTGCAATGGTGGCCGCTGTGGCAAAGCCCTCGGCAATGTAAAGCGTATCGGCATCTTCTATATTGCCAAGCAGCCAAAACATGGAGCCGGTTGCGCCACCTGGGTGGTATTTCTTATCGCCGTCACCGGCAATGTATTGGATGCTGGAGAGTTCACCATCTTCGTTAAACAGAGGCACCATGAGGCGCCCATCACCCGTTACCCTTGCACCGTGCGGCGCAATCTTTTTCTTAGCCAAATAGGGGTGTTCTGGACTGGCTGCGCTGCCTTCTGACCAAATGATCTCCACGGTCTGCGCTGCCACTTCGCGGGTCTTGGCCTGTTCGGCATCGCGCTGTGTCTTGGCTTCTGACAGCCTGCGCGACTGCGCCATTTCTTCTACAGGCGTCAGGCTGCGCCCTATCTCTGCCTTCCACGTCAACTCTACACCCGAGCGCCAGCAGCCAAAGCGCCCTGCGGGTACGCCATCATTAAAGGCTATGTACCAACCAGGCTTGTCGTGCCCTTTTTCCCCCTTAGTGCCGCTGTTGAAGCGGTGGACTTTGCCATCTAAATAGATCGTTTCCGGTGGCTTTAAACCTGCGCCAAGCATGGCGTCTTTTAGCTGATCCTCTGGTGAATTGATGTGCTTTTGTGCTGGTGGCGACCAAGGGCCACCGAGGATACTTGCGAGGTCTGACATTTATTTTTCACTCGTTGTTAAAAAGTTGTTGACACTGTATCACAGACTTGTGCTATGATCTAGCCACGCTTCGAACTGAGTCCAGACGGAAGCGCAAACACAAGGAGAGCCACATGGCTATATCGTTGAAACGCACTAGCGGCCTGACAGCCAACGGTGTAAAGTTGTTGGTCTACGGGCCAGCCGGTGCGGGTAAGACAAGTCTGATCAAGACGTTGCCAAGCCCTGTTGTATTGTCTGCCGAAGGTGGATTGTTGTCCATCCAAGATGCTGACCTCCCGTATTTGGAGATCACCAGCATGGACGACTTGCGCGAGGCTTACAGTTGGGTGTTGGAGTCTGAGTACAAGTCGGTGGCGCTGGACAGCATCAGCGAGATTGCAGAAGTCTGCCTGAATCATGAAAAGAAGGTCAACAAAGACCCACGCGCCGCCTATGGCGCCATGCAAGAGCAAATGGCTGACATCATTCGTGCATTCCGCGACATCCCAGGGCGTCACGTTCTTATGACCGCCAAGTTGGAGAAGACCCAAGATGAGATGGGGCGTGTTCTGTATAGCCCCTCTATGCCCGGCAACAAGACCGGCCAAGCGCTGCCTTACTTTTTTGATGAAGTGCTGGCGCTGCGGGTTGAGAAGGACGCCGAGGGCAACACCCAACGCGCTTTGATGTGCGACTCCGATGGCCTGTGGCTTGCCAAAGACCGTAGCGGAAAACTAAGTGCATGGGAAGCGCCTGACTTAGGCGAGATCATTGCCAAAATTGGGGGTGCAGCATGAAAATCCAAACCACCATTTTTGTTTACCTTCGTAAATACCATTGGGAAGGCCAAGGAACTTATCAAGTCTTCAATTGGAAAATAGCAGATGACGATTCACTTACTTTTGTCTGTCAAAAAGAAATTGAGATCGAGGTTCCAGAGGACTACGACCCAACAGCACAAATGATCGCTGCACTACAAGCCAAGAAGGAAAAGGCCATGTCTGACTTCAACACGATGGCTTTGGAAATTGACATTCGCATTAGTAAATTGCAAGCATTGGAGTACACACCATGAGCCTATACCAACGCTGGCTTGACGCCAAAAAAGTTGAAACCAAGGCGGTTGCTGATCGCCGCGAATTGGAAGACCAGATGGCTTTGGACTTTGCTCTGCCAAAAAATTTGGACGGCACCGTCAAAAAAGAACTTGAGGGTTTTACCGTCAAGATTGAAGGCCGTATAAACCAAAAGATTGACGCCGACAAGCTGCAACTGCTTGCCGCTGAAGCCGGTCTGTCTGAACACCTGTCCAGCCTCTTTCGCTGGAAGCCCGAGATCAATGCAAAGGCATGGGGTGCGGCTGCTGACGCCGTAACTCAGCCTCTGCTTGGTGCTATCACGTCCACCCCTGGACGCCCTACTTTTACAATCACTAAGGATTAATCATGGCTTTTTTAGACGAAGAATTTAGCGTTGACACGCTGCCCGTTGGCAACAACAACTTTGAACCCCTGCCTGAGGGCTGGTACAACTCCACCATCACCGGCGCGGAGATCAAGCCCACTAAAGCGGGTGACGGCAAGTACATTGCCTGCAAGTACACCATCACCGGCCCAAGCCATCAAGGGCGCGTCGTGTTCGGAAACCTGAACATCAAAAACGCCAGCACCAAGGCCGAGGAGATTGGACGCTCTCAACTGGGTGACATCATGCGGGCCATTGGCTTGGCTAAAGTGACCGACACCGACCAACTGATCGGCGGTAACTTGGGCATTAAGTTGTCGGTGCGTACTGGTGATTACGCCGGTAATGAGATCAAGGCATTTCGGGCGTTGAGTGGTGTACAACCTGCGGCTGTTGCACCGTTCAAGTCTGTAGCGCCTAGCGCTACACCAGCTAAGGCTGCACCACCTTGGGCTAAGAAGTAAGTTTTCGGGGGGAAAGCGGATGCCGCGCCGATTTTTGTAGGAGCCGGACGCAGCGAGTACCCCCACCTATTTTTTTTAAGGAGAACATTATGCAAACCATGCAAGACATTCGCAACGCAATGGCAAAGTTGTATCGTGATTTGGAAAGCGGCGAGATTGATTTGAAGACGGCAGCAGAACTTGCCAACATCACCGGCAAGTTTTTGAAGGCAGAGCAGCTTGAACTGGCGCGGGACATTTTCCTCAACAACCAGCACAAGCCGGTCGTGATTGACGTTCAAAGCAAGGGAGGTATTTCAAGTGCCTTACGCTGATCCTGAAAATGCAAAAGTTTATCGCAAAGCCTATTACGAAGCTAATAAAGAAAAAATAGCCAAACGAAAAACTTGTTGCGAAGTTTATAAAGAAAAAGCGAGAGCACGTTCTAAAGTTTGGCACGAAGTTAATAAAGAAAAAGCAATAGCTAAATTAAAAAATTATCGAAAAGTTAATTCTGAAAAAATATCAAACAAAAAAAAAGCCTATCGAAAAGCAAATCCTGAATTAATAGCGGCTATAGAAAAATCTTATCGAAAACTAAATTCTGAAAAGTTTTTGATTAAAAACATGAAAAATAATTTATCACAATCTATGCAAATTCCTGCTGATCTTGTTCCACCAGAATTGATTGCAGCAAAGGTTATGCAATTGAAAGTCATGCGCTTTTTGCGTGACGCAAAAAAAAAGACCCCGCCGATTAAAGCGGGGTCAAGAGACACACTCAAGGAGAAAGCAATGAAAATACCTGAACCAGAGATTACCATAACTTCGTTAATCGACCAAGCGCATCAGGAACGCACTGAGAAGCCCCGCGCCCATATGGGATGCAGCACATTAGGCCATCACTGTGAGCGTTGGTTGTGGCTGTCATTCCGTTGGGCGGTCGTTGAGAAGTTCCCTGGCCGGATTCTGCGACTGTTTCGGCGTGGTCAGAATGAGGAGGCCACCATCATCAGTGACCTGCGCTCTATTGGCATGACCGTATCAGGCACCCAGCGCCGGGTGGACTTTGGTAGCCATGTCAGCGGTTCGCTAGACGGTATCGGCAAGGGCGTACCCGGTGCGGCTAAGACCGAGCATGTGCTTGAGTTCAAAACCCACAGCCTCAAGAGCTTTAACGATCTTGAAAAGCATGGCGTAGCCAAGAGCAAGCCCATGCACTTCACCCAGTGCCAGGTGTATATGCACGGCACCGACCTGAAACGTGCGCTTTACATTGCGGTCTGTAAGGACGATGACCGCATCTACACCGAGCGGCTAGAGTATGACCGCGACCATGCCGAGAAGGCTATTGCCAAGGGCCAACGCCTAACCCTGACTGACCGCCTGCCGCCACCCATCAGCACCGACCCCACATGGTTTGAATGCAAGATGTGCGCGGGCCATGACTTCTGCCACGGTAGCAAGACCACCAAGCAGGTCAACTGCCGTACCTGCGCCAATGCAACGCCGCTAAGTGATTCGACCTGGCACTGCGCCAAGTGGGACGACATCATCCCCACTGAGTCGCAGTACAAGGGCTGCGAGTCCCACGTCCTGCACCCTGACCTAGTGCCCTGGAAGCGCTTGGAAAGCCCCAGCGACTGGGTGGCCGTGTACGAGATTAATGGCCTAGGCTTGGCTAATGGTGAGCCAGGCGAGGGGGTGTACACCAGCAAAGAGCTACTTGCCAATGCTGCGGCTTGCAGTGACCCTACTGTAAATAAAATCAGGGGTGAGTTTGATGCGAGGGTGGTGGGATGAATCTAAGAAACATAAGCAAAATTATTTCTAGGCAAGAGCTTTCAGAAATGACTAATCAATTATTGGCTGGCGAATATGGTGATCCAACAGTAGATAAATTAATGGATGATTATTTAAATTTAAAAAGATGGAAT